ACTTATTCGACATGCGATATTTGGTCGGAATCAGTAGCATATCAAGCATCCTTGGAATCAGACTTTAAACGTGTTTGCCTAAATAACGAAGGTTTGTACAATTTAATTTGGCATCCTGTTAAAGCGTTCAGGGCTGATAAATTGGCTCGCTTTAGAGGAATCATGGGTATGTTTGAAGATCGTAAAGTGGTATTCAATCGCTATCGAAATTTCACAACCCTGTTTGAAGAGTTGACTAACTTTGGTGTTAGCAGTCACGACGATACAGTCGACGCACTCGTTTGGCTCATTACAGGGCTAATGCGCAAGGGTAATCTTCAGATTGATTTCTAGATAGTAAAATACTAGAAAGTATTTAGCACGTGGGACCAGAATATCTTGCCCTAGGCTTAACGGCTGTTATTTCTTCTATAGGAGGTGGTAGCTGGGTGGCCAATAAGATTCTTGCCCGTTCGCATGAACGGTTAAAAACTCTTCATGATATGTTGAATGCACAAGAGAATAGATTAAACTCTTTGGAAAATCAAGTAAACCGACTTCCTTTGGAATACGTCCTTAAGGTTGATTTCTTAAGAGAAATTCAAGAAATGCATGACAACTTTAAACAAATCAATATGAAGCTTGATAAGCTAGTAGAAAAGCTTTTAGCAAAATGACTGGTTACATTATCGAGGTACAAGAAAACAACTCCGGAGATTTGTTTATTGAACTTCCAGATGAACTGATTGATGAACTAGGATGGCAAGAAGGAGATATCTTGAATTGGGATTTGAAAGGTGATGGCATTGTGTTGAGCAAAGTCCATGATGCTTCTGGTTACCAGGTAGAGGAAGGGTAAAATAAAAGCACTAGGAATTAGTCACATGTTTTACGGTGGTGAAAACAATGTACCAGGTGCTCCCGGCAACGTAGGTGCATATAGTAATTCAATTTCTGGTACATGGGCTCAAAGAGATTTCCCTCAAGGCCAACAACTGCGACAGGCTCTCCCGCAAGCGATGGGTGCTTCCGGCATGATACCAATGGGTAACGCTGGTTTCTTTATGGGACCACAGGCAGGTCAAGATCTTCCTCCAGGTTATACAAATAAAACCATTTCCTAAAAACCTGTTAAACTAAAAACAAGCAGAGTTGAGAATAGTTAATGGCTGTCGATGCTAAGGGTCGCCTTAAAGAAATTGTTGATTCCTACCTCGACAAGGACGGAGGGGCTGGTGTAGACACTGGCATTGTTGCTTCTCATCTATCTCAAATGAAAATGTTCGGCATCCGTCAGGGTGTTGAATTTTTTCCAGCGCAAGACAACTTTGGCAATCAACGCAAAGATTTTATTGACCGCGTAGTTAAATATAATCAACTAGACACTCGCCTAGATTCAATCTGGGATAATTGCATGTGTGACGGGCAAGGCCTGTTCTACATACGTCCAACACAAGCCAACTATCGTCTTTATTATTTCCGTAAGCATGAGTACCGTACGTATTACAACATAGACGGTGAGTTAGATGAGGTGGTTATCATTTACAGCTATCGCGTACGTAATGGTTTTGGTTATACGCAAGATGTAAATCAAAGTAATCTAATGGGACCAGGCACCCTTGGGGGTCAAGGAGCCAGGCGTTTTATTAAATTGTCAATCAAACGCAAGACAATTGAAGAGACTCACTCAGAAGGAGAGCTTTCGTTTGATCAACCCCATTCTGTAGCCTCTGGTCAAACCAAGACATTCAAGAACACTCTCGGATTTATTCCCTGTGTAGAAATCTTTAACAATCCCAGGGGCTTCTCTACTGATGGTGTTGGGGAGTTTGATGCAGTAGCCAATCATATTGTGACGCACGATGAATTGGTGCGCACCATGCGTAAAAACATCCAGTTCTTTGGTAATCCAACTCTTCTATCTTCTCGCCCCAAGACAGACCTGATTGAGTCTGGTGGTGATTCAGTTGTACAACGTCCATCTATTGCAGCCAATTCTGGTTTTACCAGTCAAGCAGCCCTTAGTCGTTCTACGTTTAAATCAGATCCTGTTAGTCGTGGTGTAGATGGGCAAATACGTGTACCAAGGATTATTGCCAATCTTGAACCAAATGATCGAGTTGGTTATATTGTTCCAGATGCAATAACAGGAGATCAAAACTCATTTGCTCGTCAATATCGAGAAGAGATCCGTACCGCTCTTGGTGGTGTAGATGAACTATCAATTTCAGCAGGTGTCACTGCAACAGAATACAAATCACTATTTGGACGTGTATCTGCAACAGCAAAGAAAAAAGCAAATGCAATTTATACGTATGGCATCTCTCGTTGCCTCGAATTAATTATCTACCAAGAAGAACGTTTATTCCGTGAGACACTAGCCGCCGCCGCTGGTCTAGAGAAACCAGTAGAACCAAAAGAAGATGCACCGCAAGATCAATTAGATATGTATGCCGATGCTTTAGTTGGTTTTGATGAACGTGTCAAGCAACTAATGATGGCTTGTGTTAAGACACAACAAGTGCCGCCCGGTGTATTAGGTCTTATTCCTGATGGTGATTTAACCGTGCAGTGGCGCTGGTTGGGGCCTGTTTATGAAGACTCTACCCAGGATATACTTAATAATTCCATCGTGGTACGCAACCTACAAGAATTAGGTGTTGATAGCATTGAAGCACTGAAGTACCTCTTCCCGTCAAAAACGGATGAGGAACGAGCCGAGATGTTATCTGGGTTCCCGTTCAGGATGGTTGGAGAATTACAGAATGCATATTCTTCTTTCTCTCGCTTAGTGGGTGGCATGATGCAGACCCCCCACCCGCAATCACCGGATTTACCGATGGCTGCGGATCCCAGATTGGATCTTACTCCGTATCTGTATCGAACTCTTGAAGCATTACAAAAGGAGATGAGTTATGCAGGACGCTACCGTCCAATCGATCCCACAGATGAGCCAAGCACCAGCAGTAGCGCCAAGCAGCTACGTGGTACCGGCTCAGTCGGCTCCGGCGCCCAGCTACCAAGCAGCACCAGTACCGTATCAAGTGGGTATGAGCTACCCCCAAGCGGTACCTCAGGCAGCCCCCAGTTACCAATCAGCCCCTACTCCGTACGCCCCCCAATACCAACCAGCGGACCAATCGCAGAACTCCTCGGCGGGCAATCCTTGGGAGTCGGCGTTCAACAAGGTAGTGAACCTGCTGAGCGCACCAGTCCAATCCCCGTTCCAGGGTCAACCCTCAGTACCGACTCCTCAGTACGCCCCGGCGAACTACGGACAAGTCAGCAGCCAAGCTACGCAACAATCGGCTCCGCAGACCTGGCAAGCCAACCCGGCATCCTCGCCCAACTATTCCCAAACCTCCTCGACTCCATCATTGGAGCAAATCGCGGACTTCGTGGGAATGAGTCAGGAAAGCCGCCAAGTGATGGACGCGTTCGGAATCGAAGCTCCCGCCGTTCTAAATAACTACGCTCTCAACCTGGAAGGGATGCTGGATAGTGCAGTAGCCTGGGGCAACCAAGCTGCTAATACCATCCAGGGTTATGCACAGTTCTCTGTCAATGAGCATCAAGAGAACCTTGCCTATAACGAAATCCTTACTAACCCCGACGTACTTAGCGATTACACGCTGAAGTTCTTCGGCCCTGAAGGTCCGTACCCCGTGTACGAAAGTGAGCAGCAACTGGAAACCCCTGGTTACCGCACTCAACCTGTTGCTTACGAACAAGGTCAATTCCCTGCTCCTCCTTCTGCTGCTGCCGCGCAACAGCCTGAAAACTTCTGGGGCAGCTTCAAGGACATGATGGATCGTGACCCTCAGAATGCCTGGCGCGTCATTAACCAAGCTCAGCCTCAAGTCCTAGCAAACAAGCTGTTTGTGATGGAGTAAGGCCATGCGCCCAATTCTTAAGTATGGCGTACCTGCAGCCGCTGGCCTAGCCACTGGTGGGTACGCTCTTTCTCAAGGTGAAGACCCAGGCTCTGCCGTACTTGCTGGCCTTGCTGGTGGCGCTGGTGCAGCTGGTGGTTTACTTGCTGGTCGTATGGCTGGCAAGTATGCACCTGTCTTAGGTGAGATGGCTCAATCTGCAATCTCTCCCGTAGGTAAGGCAGCTAGATCTGTGGCTGAGCAACTTCCAGAAGAAAGTAAGCGACGCGCAGCAATGGTAGGCACTCGTAATACACTGGCAGATTTGTATCGCTCTGCAGGAAACATTCCTGCTTCTGCTGTACAAGCAACTGCTGCTGGTGGTGCTATTCCCCTTGCCGCTGGTATTGCTGGTCTTGGTGGTGTCGCCCTTGGTGCTATCCCCGGCTCCATGGGTGTCCCTGGTTTCCAACAAAATGTAATTACGGACCCTGAATATCCAGGTTCCAGTAACACATCTATGGCGCGTGCTTCTACACCGACATTGCGTTATTTGGGTTGATAAATTATCAACTGCTAAAATTTGTTTAGATAAGACAATTTTGTCTAAATCTTTCACCTGACATCCCTGTCCTGCGACACTGGAGGATAAACACAAGTGTTCATTGATACCGACTTTCCTAAGATTTTGGGTGCGGAACTTTACCGTCCCCATCCTGCTTACATCTGCGAGATGGCAGTAGAGCCCGTGGTTGTTCACGACTTTACTCGCCAACCTGGTCAAACCGTTCAGCTCGACCGCTATAAGTTCTGGGGAAATCCTGGTACTAAGGATAGCCGCGAGCGTATCTCCGACCAAACCATTGGTACCGCCAACAGCCGTAACATCACCAAGGAAAAAGTCCTGGTGGTGCTTAAGGAATACACCGGTCCTGCGGACCCCGGCGATCCCACTCAGCCCAGCACCTTCAAGATTGCTCGTGAAACTCTGATTACCGCCCAGCGCATGCTGCTGGATACCGGTAACCTGAACATGTTCCACCAGAGCATTGGTTCGTTGACCCTGCTCGACGACTATCGCAGGTGGCGTGACCGCGTCTTCCTTGACGAACTGTCCAAAGCTGAAGCCAACGGTCCTGCTTCTTCTACTCAAGGTGGTTACTACTTCCCTGGCGGCAAGACCAAGAACCCCAGCTACACCACTGGTGAGTACGCTGCTAACGTTCAGCAGTTCCAGGTGCGTACCGACCTCTTGACCGTTGTCAAGGACCTGCGTAAGCGTAACGTCCCCACCTTCGCTGATGGTCTGTATCGTTGCATTTGCGACCCCACGTTCATGATGCACCTGCGTCGTGACCCTGACTTCCGCGAAATCGCACGTTACTCTGGTAATCCTGGCCAAGGCATGTACATGGGCAACCCCATGATGCCTAACAACGCTAGCTTCTTCCAGGGCCCCCAGGCTGGTCAAGGTTACTTCCTGGCTGGCGAACCTGTGATGCCGACCGGCGTTCAGTTTGAAGGTGTGAAGTTCTTCGAATCGACCAACTTCCCCAACAAGTCGCAAGCTGCAACTCTTGGTAGTGGCACTGATCCTGGCGCTGGTACCTATGAAGTTGCTCAAGGCTACTTCTTCGGCCCCCAAGCTGTTGGTGTTGGTATCGGCGGCCCGAACGCTCAGGTCCTGATCAACAACAACGACGACTTCAGCCGCTTCATCATCCTGATCTGGCAACTGTACGCCGGTTTTGACATCCTGAACAAGGACTTTATTACCACGGCATTCAGCTTCTTGCGTGATGATGGCACCGTTTGATAAAGAATGAATTACAACTAGGAGAAATAAATGTCCTATCTTTCAGCTAAAAAAATCTATCCCGGCAACTGGGCTGAGCCCCTGAATAGCTGGTATAAGAACATCGACAATACCCAAGACGGTACTAACGAGTCTTCCAAGGGCGGCCCCACTTCGGTACTGGCCATCCCTGGTTATCGTTACTTCCAGGCTCGTGGTTATGTCGCTGTTACCGCTACCTCTGGCAGTGGTCCCGTTGCTTCTGGCAGCGTTATCATTCCTTCCCCTTATCGGCAGGATGACACCCGTACCGACATCACCGGCATGGTGATCTCTGGTAGTGCTACCAGGCCTGCTTATATCTACCGCGCTGCTGCATCCGTTGCTTCTGGCTGGGGTGATGGTCGCGTTGCCTCTGGTATCTACGCCGCAGCTAGTAACGTCATTACGTTTGGCCCCGGCCTGACCTCGACGGGTACCGTTAGTGAAGCTGTAGCCCAAGCAAACTTGGTCTCCACTGTTTCTGGTACTCAAGCTGGTGAAATTTTCTTCACTGCTGGTACTGAAGCCTATGGCACCAACCCGTTCCTTACGGCAACTGGTACTGGCGCCACGTTGATTCCCATTGTGTACAAGCAGATCACTGCTGCTACCACCTATACGGTGCAAGCTCGGGAATCACAGACTGCTACCAGCACCTCTGGTGGCTTCTACATCTCCAGTGGCGACTCCGCTGCTGGTCGCACAGGTTACATCGTTGCCGAGGTATGTTACTTCCAGCCGGACGAAGCTCCTGGCTACGAAGATATTGATGGCTACCTGACTGGTCGCGTTGTTAGCTGATTAGGCTAAACTAAAACCAGATTAATTAATGATCTGGTTTTATGTCTACCAGCACTGAAGAAATTCTCCATCGTCACAAAAAGACTGGAGCACGGGTACGTATCGTTAGTGAGTGGGACGAAGGCGATTGGTTCATGGTCGAAGATCAGGACGGTCGTCTGTATACCGCTTATAAAACTGAGTTACTACCTGATGAACAGGCCACGCAAAAGGTCAAAACTCTTCAGGTAAAAGAC